AAGGTGCTGCACCCCGACGAGGTGCGCGCCGAACTCGGCATGCCGCCCCTGACGCCCGAGCAGAAAACCGACATGAGCCCCCCTCCTCCCGCGCAGCTGGTGGCGCCAGAAGACGATGATGCCGACCCGGACGAAGTTGCCGGCGCCGGCAAGAAGGTGGGGGACAAGAAGGACGACAAGACGGTGAAGTACGCCGCCGCGACACCAGGTAAAAAAAAAGCCCTGACGCCGATCAATCGGGATCGCCACGCGGTCACGAAGGCTGCAGCTGCCATCCGGAAGGCCACCCTCGCCTACTTTGACGGCCTCCGAGACTCGGTTGCTGTCCAGCTCGGCGACGCTCTGAATGGCACGGGAAAGGCGGATGACGCCGCTGGCGACGAGGAAGTGGTGACAGCCATCCTCGACAGCCTTGACCTCGGTGACTGGGCGCTGCTGGCCGCCGCGCTGGGTCCTCAACTGGAGGCGCTCTACCTGGAGGCCATCAAACAGGCCGCCCACCAGCTCGGCGTGACGCTGTCCGCCAATGCGCTGGATCTGGCCAACGAGCACGCCATCGAGTTCGCACGCCAGCGCGCGGCCGAGATGGTCGGCATGAAGTGGGTGGACGCCGAGCTGGTACCCAACCCCGATGCGAAATGGCGCATCGACGAGGGCACGCGAGAGATGCTTCGCGGCGATGTGCGCCGGGCCCTGCAGGAGGGATGGAGCAACGATCAGGTCGCGAGTGCAATCGCCGAAAGCTACGCATTTTCGAACGAGCGAGCCGTGGTGATAGCGCGAACCGAGACCGCGCGCGCCGACGTCGATGGAAACCTGACCGGCTACCGCGAGCTGGGCATCGAGAAGAAGCAGTGGATCACCGCGCCGGCCTGCTGCGATGCATGTCACGAGCTCGACGGCCTGATGATCGGGATCAACAACGCATTCCCCGGCGGCGTGCAGGGCGCCCCGCTGCACCCGAACTGCCGGTGCGACGTTCTACCCGTACCCGACGACTGAGCCGACAGGCAAACCCGAACAGGCCCGCACAACGCGGGCTTTTTCTTTTCTGGAGATCCACACCATGAAACGACTCTACGCAGAAATCGCCAAGACCGAGGCGCAGGACGACGGCACGATCAAGGTCTACGGCTACGCCAGCAGCGGCGCCGAGGACAGCGACGGCGAAACCATCACCTCCGGCGCGATGAAGGCCGCCCTGCCCGACTACATGAAGTTCGGCGCCGTGCGTGAGATGCACGACGCCACCAAGGCCGCCGGCACCGCGATCGAGGCCGAGGTGCAAGACGACGGCCGCACCTGGTTCGGGGCCCATGTGGTTGACCCCATCGCGGTGAAGAAGGTCGCGTCCGGCGTCTATAAGGGCTTCAGCATCGGCGGCAAGGTGACGAAGCGCGACGACCTGAACAAGCGCCTCATCAAGGCGATCAAGCTGGTCGAGGTATCGCTCGTTGACCGCCCTGCCAACCCCGAGGCCGTGTTCACCATGTTCAAGGCCGAAACGGTCGACGACCAAGCGGGAGACGAAAGCCAGACCGAGGGCGATGACTCCGCCAGCGGCGAGGATCTGAACAAGGGCATGTACAGCGTCTCGCGCTTCGCTGAAATGCTCGATTCCATTTCCTACATGGTCAGCTCTGCCGCGAGCGAGGCCGAGTACGAAGGCGACAGCAGCCCAATCCCGGCCCAGCTGCGCGACTGGCTGAAACAGGGCGCCGTGATCTTTACCGGCATGGCTGCCGAGGAAGTGAACGAACTGGTCGCCATGAGCGACGCGATGAAGGCCGCGTCCGCAGTCGAACTGCAGAAGGCCGGCGCCCGTTTCAGCAAGACCACCAAGGCCGCGCTCGGTGACCTGCACAAAATGGTCAAAGCCTGCGACGAGCACCTCGGCAAGCTGGGCTACGCCGAAGCCGAGGAAACCGAGGATGACGAACAGGCCAAGGCGGAAACCATCCCCGACGACGCACACGAAGCGCTGCTGAAAGCCTGTGGTGCGGCCGGCTGCCCGGAAGGCGCAGTGGCTGCCGACTGGATCGCCGAGATCGCCGCCGAGCTGGAATCGATGCGCGCCATTTCCAAGGCTGCTGGCATCGATGACGACTCCCCTGCCGGCCTGGTCAACGCGCTGGCCAAGCGGGTGAAGGATCAGGCCGAGGAAATCGTCAGCCTCAAGAACCAGCCCGCCCCGCCCAAAGGCTACGCCAACGGTGTCGCGCTCAGCAAAGCCGATGACCGTGCCGGCGGCGATGCGAATGAAATCGCGCCGGTCATCACCAGCTCCGGCGAGGAAAACGAAGTGGCAACGCTGATCAAGGCTGCGCAAACCAGCCCGATCCGCATCGCCTGATAGATCACCCACTGGGTGTAAACCGCCTGGGGTGTTCCAGGCACGCTTGACTAAAGGAGACGCACATCATGGGTGCTATCAACAGTGAGGAACTGCTTGCGCTGGTCAAGACCGCGCAGGCAAAAGCGGTCGACGAACTGACCAAGAATTTCAGCCAGCCCGGGTCGGCAACGGCAGGCATTCAGGGTTACGACCTGGAAGCCCCGTCGAAAAAGCTCTATCCGTTGCTCTGCCCGCTGCGCAACAGCATCCCCCGCGTCGGCGGCGGCTTCGCCATCCAGGCGAACTGGAAGGCGATCACCGGCATCAATACCACCCGCGTTCGCGCTGGCGTGAGCGAAGGCCAGCGCGGCGGTCAGGTGCAACACACCTCCGCCGAGTATTTTGCCGCCTACCGCGGCATCGGTCTGGAAAAGGCCGTGACGTTCGAGGCCGACTACGCTGCCAAGGGCTTCGAGGACGTGAAGGCGCTCGCGGTGCAGCAGACCCTCGAATCGCTGATGATCGAGGAGGAGATGATCCTTCTGGGCGGCAACACCTCGAACGCACTGGGCACGACCCCCACCCCGACGCTGGCGGCTTCCGCATCCGGCGGCTCCCTGGCAACGCAGACCCTGTCGGTCATCTGCGTGGCGCTCGGCCTGCAATCGTACTGGGATGTGGCCGGCATCAACAACGGCCAGACCGGCGGCTCGTTCGATGCTGCCACCGCCCAGGTGAAGGCGGAGATTATCCGCACCAATGCCGATGGATCGACCGACACCTTTGGCGCCGGCACCGCGCAGAAATCCGCCGCCGCAACGGTGGCAGTTACCGGGCCGACCGGTTCCGTGGCTGCCTCTGTCGCAGCTGTTCGGGGCGCGGTCGCCTACGCCTGGTACTGGGGTGCGGCAGGTGCCGAGCGCCTGGGCGCGGTTACCACCATCAACAGCGTGTCGATCACCGCCGCCGCAAACGGTGCCGCGCAGCTCGCCAGCGCCCTGCCCGCTGCCGACAACTCGACCAGCGCGCTGGAGTTTGACGGCCTGCTGACCGTCGCCAGCAAGCCCGCGCTGAATTCGTACTACCAGGCTCTGGCCACCGGCACGCCCGGCACCGGCACCACCCTGACGGGCGCGGGCGGGCGCATCGTCGAAATCGACGCGGCACTGGCGTCGTTCTTCGACAAGTACCGCCTGCAGCCGGACAAGATCTACGTCAACTTCCGGCAATTCCAGAAGATCACCAACCTGGTGCTGGGCCAAACCAACCCACAGGTGATGTTCACGGTCGACGTGAACAGCCCGAAGGAGCTGGTCGCCGGCCGCAACGTCGGCAAGTACCTGTCGCCGATCACTGGCGAGGTGATTGACCTGGTGGTGCACCCGAACCTGCCGCCCGGCACGATCATGTTCCGCACCACCCGCGTGCCGGCGTATCTGGACGGCGTGTCCGACCTGTGCCGCGTGCGCACCCGCCGCGAGTATCACCAGATCGAGTGGCCGCTGCGCACCCGGAAGTACGAATACGGCGTCTACGCCGACGAGGTGCTGCAGCACTACTTCCCGCCGAGCCTCGGCCTCATCACCAACGTCGCCAACGGTTAAGCGAAGGCGAGCACGAAGCCCTGCTCCGGCGGGGCTTTTCCATTTCTCAAGGAGAACAGCATGAGCAAGATCAGATTGGTCGCGCCCGAGGGCGTGACGTCC